CCTACCATCAATGGTTGCTTCTCCATCGCTTTGTTGATTGGTTCTTTCACGCTGCCGTTCGCTATCACCAGCAGCATTTTGACGTTGGTTTGCCTGTGTTTTGGGGGATAAATCAACCATTTTGTCGCCGCCCTTGTGTTGTGGTAGACCCAAAACATCACGAACTTCATTAGGAGTCATTGCCTGATTTCGGAGATAGCGTTCATGGATCTGGGACATTGCCACCTCATCGGTTAGGGTTGCTTCCTTAAACACTAGTTTGATAACATCTGTTTTTTCACGAGTGATGTTGGAAATGATTTTTTGTAGATGCCGCTGAACAGGGCGTGTTACCTGCTCTTTGAATGTGCGATCTTGTGCTAGTGCTGCTGCGATAGCAGAGGCATCAACACCACCTAGTTTAGATAGTGGAACTTGGTGAGCCATTAAAATGTCGTCACGATTTTGCTTACGATAGTCTTTGAATGATCCATCTTGAACTGTGTTTTCAATGGGGTGCATTTCAAATTCTACCTTGTTGCCGTCGGCATCAGAGGGTAGAGGAACGTAGAGAGTGCGATGGTTTTGCCCACGCAAACCTGTTTGGAGGAAACGGAACAAACGCTCTTCACTCTCTGGGGATAGTTGTGCTCCCTTGACTGTTACGATGTAACGAGGCACAGCCTTGTTTTCAAAGTAATCAATGTTGTATTGTGCGGCAAACTGATCTCCCTTAATGGCCTGTAGTGCTGCGATAACATCAGGAATACCGTAGTAAGTGTTAAGTGGTGAGTATTCCTTGAAGTGTAGAATTTCATTGGGGCGAGGATCTTTGGTAACAGGGTTTGGATTGGTTGCCCCAAAGTTACGGAAATAAACAACCTTGTCTGAAACAATTTGGATGTAACCATCGTGCAAACGACGCACACGCATTGTTGATGCGGGAACGTGTCCAACGTATCCAATCTCTCCACTTGTTGTTCTTCCTACTTCTAGGTATCCATTACCTGTTGCAAGCATGTCTGTGATAACTCTTTCCATTGTGCCCGTGAAAGTTGCGGCATTGTTTAATCCTTCTAGCCATTCTTCCATCTGTGATTTTAGGCGTTCAATCTTTCGTTGTGCAAACTCAAGTTTATCACCAGATAGTTCTTCTAGTTTATTCATTGTTGAGTTAGTCATCTTCCAGTCATAACCCATGCTTACAATGTTTTCTACCTTAGCATCAATGGCAGCATGGTTAGCAAAGTTTGTGTCGTAGAAGTTTGCTAGTTCAGTTAGATCATAGGGTGGTTGAATAACATCAAAGGTTGAGTAACCACGAGTGAATTTATGATTTACTGATTTTAATCCTGCGTCTCCATGTCCTGTTGGACGACCCTTGGAATCTTCCATGTATCCTTTGACTACCCGACTTGTGCGACGCTTAAAGTTTGAGTCAAGGCCAGCCAACTCTTTTGTATCATCCCATGACTTTTGGAATGGGTCATTGAATAATGGTTCTTCTGGATCAAAGTCTCCTACTTTAGCGATTACATTAGCCATCTTGAATCCCCTGTGCAATCTTGGCATCTGTTACCGCACCAAAGTCATTCATGGTTGGTAGCATTCCTGCCTTCATTCTTTCACGCTGTTCTGTGTATTCCTCATCTGTCGCCCGTTGCAAACCAGGGACAAACTCTGCCTTGCCTTCTGGCTCTCCGTAGTGTGCTGCTGCTTCTGCAATCTGCTTCATCTTCTCTACATCAAACTGACGAGAGGGAATATTAAGGATGTTGTCGTCGTCATCAAAGAAGAGTTGTCCGTTGGCTTTTCGCCAAACATAGATGCCCCAACCAGGGTTCTCTTCTACTACTGTCACTCTTGGTTTCTTTAGTGCCTTTTTTCTATTACTCATGCCTATATTATACCACACTTTCCTTTTTACCCGCCGATTATGGTATAATGATGTTATGCTTCAACGAGATAAAACCTGTAAAGTGGTTTGGTGCGAAAAAGAGGCGAGTGCTAAAGATTTGTGCAAAAACCATCACACACAACATAAGTCTCACGATTTAGTCTATGATGATTATTTACAATTAGTTGATGCTTCTGGTGGAGAGTGTGCTAATCCTGGATGTGAAAAAAGAAACAAATTGTCTATGGATCACGACCACGCCATTTGCGACGGCAAAAAAGCATGTATAGATTGCTTTAGAGGAATGCTTTGTTTTTCTTGCAATAGTGCTTTGGGCATGTTAGAAGACGACGAAGATAGAATAAGGGGATTGTGGTATTACCTAAACAACATAGTCTAAGCAGGTCGTCTGTCGTAAGTATCCCAAATAACACTAACATGTGCCTTAGAATTTAAACCATTTACAATGGCACCCTTGCCATCATCAAAAACAAATGAGTTGTGCCCTGTAAAAATATTATAAAGATCAGATGGATTTACTGGATAGTCTAGGTATTTTCCTTCTGTAAGCAAAGCAAGATAATCAATACCCATCCAGTCAGTCCATTTCTTATTGCCGTCTTCTACCTCTTCCCATTTTCTTGTGATGATGTTTTGTTGAATTTGTGCCCCACCAATTTTGGAAGACATAATATTTTGATACACGGCACCAGGATACAAATCAATTCCTGAATCGTCCTCACCCATACCCAAAATTTCTGGGAACTCAAAACCAATAAACGCCCATTGATTGTCTATTAGTTTTATTGTTTTTGTTGTGTCGATGATAACACCTTGGGCATCAACAAGATAAATGGGTTCGCCATTTTTAAACATTTGTGTGTGTTTTGTTTTGGCGTTTAATGTTCCCCATTCTAGGTTAAACTCTCCTGTTGTCTTATCTCCCTTGAATTTTACAGTATCGCTATTGTATCTTATTTCAAACAACACATCTCCATCCATGTTGGAAAAGTTGGGCTTGATGAACATGTTTAGCAATCCCATGTTGTATTCTGCGTTTGTTGATGATACGTCTACATGGACTGGTCCGTTCAATGGTTCGATACCGCTGTCTTTTGTGAGATACAGGTAGGGCAAGTTTTCTTTTGTGATAGCAAAATTACTAGATGAAGAAACAGGAATTCCGTAGCGAGTGCCGATTGTGTTTGTGTCTCCGATGTCGGCAAGGGAAGCAAAAGAAAGTCTTTTTACAAACATAGGAGATCGAATAACAGATTTAGCATTAGCAATGAAATAAATGACTACCTGGAATCCTTCTGATGCTGGTGGAATTACTACTGTTCCGTTGATGACTTCATACGCTTTACCGTCGAAATTTTCAGACGCATCAACAACACGATCCTTGTAAAGTTTTTCTACTGTTAGATTCCTAAACAAGTATCTTTCTTTGTCTGCCTCTTCCATTACGACTGGTTGAAAAGAAATGTATGTTTTTAGTTCGGCATTAGAAAAAATGTAATATCCCTGTTCGTCAATAGTGTATTCTCCGTCGTATCCGAAATTTACTTGAAAGGAATCTAATGTTCTTTCATAGTTCCAGTTTGCATCATTTCTTTGAATGTTTTGTGCTAACACCTCTAACGGAATGTTTGCCTCCCAATATGCATTGGCGGCAACGTCCAACCAAAACTTTCCATACGCCATAAAAGGACGCAAAGTGTATGTAGCATATTTTTCAATAAATAGGTATTGTAGTTCTGGTTTTACTATTCCTTTTTCAAACGCTGTGGTAAAACCTTGACGAGCCATGTTTGATGTGTCTGAAATTCCAACACGATAGATTTTTCCATTGAAGGTTGTTATTCCGTCGCCGCCAACAAACAACTCAACATCCGAAACGCTGGAAAAGAATCCACGCAAACTTGGAAAGTCTGTTCCATTTACAATTTTGTTTAAATCAAAACCAACAACAAACTTTCCTGCCTGCGTTTCTTCATGCACTACAGTACCGTTGTGCTCGTAAGTTATCTTATCTCCTTCAACAGAAATACGAACCTCGTCGTTGCTCCATGTCTTTTTAAATACCATTAATGGATATTTTTCTGCGTCTTCCGTTTCAAATACTCCTACGATTGCCTGCACCTTTTCCGTTAGTTTTTCAATATTGTTAAACCTTAGATACGATGGCAAGTCCCAATCATACTCTGGTTTGAAAGTAAACCAAGGGACATCGTTAAAAGGAATAGAGTTTTCAAATTGATTTTCTAAATACAAGGCATTCAAATCTCTGCCTGAAATGTAAATCTCTGGTAGTTCATATGCTGGCGTTCTAATGCTTTTGCCTGTGGAAACAAATCCATCAAGGTATCCTGTTTCCCAGTTCCACAAGTCAGGGAACATTACGTTGTTTGCGTATTCAGCAAATGGGTAGTCAAAGTAGATGGTGTTGGTTTGATAAGCGTTAGAGATGTTGGAGATGTTTTCTACTCCCTGCCCCCACACAAAACGACGCTTTAGCACAAGATCGGGTACAACGTAGGGGAAGATAGAAAAGTTATCAACCTCATAAATCAAAGCATCGTCAGGGCAAATAAAACCTAGTTGATGATCGGAAGAACGAATTGGATCGGCAACAATTTTTTGAGTAAAGTCTGTAGCGGCTGGATCTAATTTTAGAGATACTACTTCTTGTCCGTTAATTACTAATCGTGCCTGTTCTGGTGTGTAGGTTACGGCAACAAGCATCGGACGATACCAGTTTTCAATTGCGTAAGATTTCCATTGATCCCCTACCTGTAAAATTAGGTAGTTATCCATTACCCACAATCCGTCAAAACCATTGACGTTACCCCAGATTTTTTGAGCGTAGTCTGAGCGAGCATCAATACGAATCCACATTTCTGCTGTGTAAGAATTGTATTTGCCTTCTTCACTAAACATTCCATAAGATTCATATTCAATAGATGGGCCATTAACCATAACAATAGATTCTTCTTCAACTAATAGTTGTGCGTAGTCTATTGATGAATAGTCGTTCCACATTTGTTCTACCCCCGTGTCTGGCTCGTAATGAACCTTTTCCCATATTCTTATTTGTGAGACACCTATTTTTTTATCTGACTCTGGGTAGAGTTTTAAACTGCCGCTAGAACCATAACAAAGTGGAACACCATAAGACATATTTGCTGCTGTCTCATCACCTAATAATGCGGGGTAGTCAATGGAAGAGTACTGCGTAGAAACGTCACCATCAAAATTATCCAAGGGCCAAATAGCCAATGGGTGTTCGCTAAAAATACGAGAAGCGTAGATGTTTAGTTCCGACATAATGCCTAATTATACCATAGAGAAAGCCCCCTTTAGGGGGCTAACTCCACAGACCTACCTACCCTAACCACAGGAGGCTCTGTCTCCTGTCTTTATTATACCACAATTGTATCTTTGTCCATTATGTCTGCCGTCGTGATTTGGGGTAACTCGCAGGCA